CCCAGTTCAACTCTGGGTGGGCGCACTTTGGAAAAATTTATAAAATATTGACTTTTACTAAAAACTATGTTATAATATATATAGAAAATCAAGAAAGGAAGATTTTAATGGAAAGGCAAGCGCACGGATTCTCTTTTGAACAATATGCCACAAAGAAATATGGAATTGAATTAAACAGTGATTATACTGGAAAATGGGATGGCTTATATTGTGGAGAACCAATCTCAATTAAAATTGAGAAAAAGGGTAGCGATATAGAAATGGCAGATATATTTAGAAACATGGATATAGATAGCAATTTCTATTTACTTGTTGGGTTTTGGGACGGAACAAAAGATAATGTCACTGATGAATTTTTGCTTCACGTTGACTGCAATGAATATGCAAGTTTGTTTAATAAGGAAATGAGTTATAAATTTAAAACCTTACTTAATAGTATTACCAATGACCACGGCGATGATGAAAAATGGAAAAAAGAAATTTCAATCTTAAAAAGAGAATGGAAAGACTCTACTCCAAATCTTATTCGTCCACGTTTTAAGCGTGACCACAAGACTCAAAAAAGAATACAGTGTGCGATTAATAATAAAGACTTTTATAATTATTTTATTCCAAAATATGAGGTGAACCAAATATGAGTGGAGAGACCAAAAGTCTTGGTCAAAAAGATTTAGCAGACCGCTTTTATACGAAAGATTCAGTAGCCAAACAGTGTGTAGATTATTTAAACACATTGGTTGATACAACAAATGCCCATTTTATAGAACCAAGTGCAGGGGCGGGAGCATTTTTACCTTATCTTAATAAATATGATGCTTTTGATATTCTTCCAGCCTCTGATAATATAATTAAGGCTGATTGGCTTAAACTTGATAAGACAAAATTGTATAGCGATGATTATCTAAACATAATCATTGGCAATCCGCCTTTTGGAGTCCAAGGCAATATGGCGATTAAATTTTTTAATGCGTCAAAAGAAGCGGACTATATTGCTTTTATACTTCCAAAATCTTTTAGAAAGCCTTCTATTCAAAATCAACTTGACCCTTATTTCAAGTTAATTGGAGAAATTGACATTCCCGAAAAAAGCTTTATCTTTAATGGAAAAGATTATGGTGTCAATTGCACTTTTCAAGTCTGGAAAAAGGAAGAGGTTCCTCGTAAAAAAGTAAAGGGGAAAATTGTTTCTAAATACTTTGATTTTACAAAAGACAAAAGTAAAGCAACTTGTTCAGTAAGAAGGGTTGGAGCTTCAGCCGGGAAAGCAAGTAAAAACTTAGAATATTCAGAACAAAGTAATTATTTTATAATCAATAAAACTTCAATGAATGATGAGGACTTCATTGATTTTCTTAATAATCTTGCACACGAAAGGGCAGAAAATGCTGTTGGCCCCAAATCATTATCAAAAACTGAATTTATTGAAGACTTTGAAGCTTCTTATAACGGTTCGTAAAAATTGCTTTTCCAAAAAATTAGGAAAACTTGACTTTTTCCAAAACTTATGTTATAATATATATAGAAAATCAAGAAAGGAAGATTTTAATGTATATTTCAGTACAGTTTAGAAACAAATTCAATGATTTTTCCGGCAAAGAGTATGATTTTGAAGTTGTCGGTGGCGTTCCTAAAATGGGTTCAGTTATCCGAATGGTTTCAGAAGACATGACTAAAAAGGTATGTAATGGCACGAGAGTTAAGGTTGTCGGTGTTAAAACCGTTTCTTCAACTTCTCAGGAAAGGGTAAGATGTATTTTGGCATCAATGAATGAGCCATCTATTAGTAAGGAGAGATAATATGTATTTAATAACTCTTGAATATATTGATTCTATTGGTTCTCCATTAGAAACTTATCTTTTCAGAAATCGCGGCGAAGCATGGAGATTTTTTAAGGATAAAATGCTTGAAATACTTACCGAGGAAATTCTCTATGGAGATACCGCAAACGATTGTGACGGCGTTCGATTAAAGGATAATCTTGATGATGAAGTTTATTACCTTATTGGTAAGGATGGCGCAAGATTAGATATGTTACCAAAAGAGCTTGATGAAGACTTTGGTTATATTGAATTCTATGTTTCAAATTACATTTCTATAATTATTAGAGATATAGAGTTTGAAGATTGAAAAAGTGAAAGACTTTACAAAATCTGAAATTTATGTTATAATAAATATAGAAAGTTAAGAGAGGAGAAAACAAATGGAACAGATTTCTTGGGAAAAGGCAAAAGAGATTGTTGATGAAGTTTACGGTAGTGGCTGGAGTTTGGTTGATGAAGATGAGGACGAATTCATTTGTCCGGAATGCGAAGACCCAATTCTCAGAGAAGATTATCCAATCTTAGATTTTTGCCGCGAAAATAAGACATTCATTTGTCCGGTTTGTGAAAATGAAATCGGTTAAAGTGAAAGGCTTGACTTTTCTTGAAAGTTATGTTATAATTAATACATAATAAATACAAAGAAAGTTCAAATCGAAAACTTAAAAAGTGAAAGGCTTGACTTTCTTTGAAGATTATGTTATAATTAATACATAATAAATACAAAACAATAAATAAAAAGGAGCTGATTAGTTTTGGCATACATTTATAAAATCACAAATCTTATCAATGGCAAACTTTATATAGGTAAAACTTATAATTCTATTTAGGAAAGATTTAAAGAGCATTGTAAAGATAGTCAAAGAGAACGATGCGAAAAAAGACCTTTATATAGTGCCATGAGAAAATATGGAACTGAAAATTTCACAATAGAATTAATTGAGGAAACTTCTGTTCCAGAGGAGAGAGAAAAATATTGGATTGAATATTATGGTTCTTTCAAAAATGGTTATAATGCAACAATAGGCGGTGACGGGAAACCTTATATAGATAGAGATTTGGTAGTTGCCACTTATAAAGCTACATTAAATCAGGCAGAGGTTGCAAGAATTATGAATATTTCTACTGATAGCGTTAGTTTAATTCTTAAAGAAAAAGATGTAGACACAATTCCCTCTACTCTAGTTAGCCAAAGAGTTAATGGTAAAGTTGTAAATCAATATTCTCTTGATGGTGAATATATACAATCTTTTCCGTCAGCTTTAGCGGCGGCAAGAGCTTTAGGGAAAATAACTCCAACATCTAAAGGTGCTTCTTCTCAAATCTCTTCAGTTTGTAGAGGTAAAAGGAAAAGTGCTTATGGATACAAGTGGAGTTGGGGATAAATTATTCCCAACAAATATACGGGGCGCGGGACTGCAAGGGGTGGTCATCTGTCTTGCAAACAGAAAATCAGCTGG